AACAACAGATGTCTTTAATACTATTCAGTGGAGAGAAACAAGATAACTCTTAAAGCTTAGCTATATCTCATCTATCAACCCTAACAAAGGTATTCTAATTGTGTTTTGATTTCTTGTCAATTGTCAGCATATAAGTATTAAATTTTACAACATTGTTGTTGACATGTTAGTATAGTCTATATACATTAAGGTCCTACTTTTAGTAGACCTTTTCAATGGAGACCACAATGGATTCTGCCTTAATTGGTTTTTATGTTACTCTCCTTATTATCGGGTTACTCTTCGCGTATGGTGGATACGAAAGCACCATGCGCCTTTTTTCGTATGTAGATTTAAACATTCGTTATACCTGGATTAAAATTCAGATGTTTTTCATGAAGAGAAAGCTCGAAAAACAACTGGATATTGCCAGATCATCATTCAAAAAAGAAATAGAGGAACTTGCAAATGGAAAATGAAAGAGAACTTTCAGACTTTAAACTGCAACGTCATGAATGTCCTAAGTGTAAAGCAGTTTGGATCAATGGTGAGCATAGATGGACTGGAACTGGTAAACCAGGTTCAGAATTAGATCTAGCAGGACTTGTGTGTAATAAGTATGGTGATGATACTTGCATTAATCCCAGAAGAGGTGAAGGTGGGGGAGACACCTGGGAGTATCGCAGAGGATTTGTTGATGGAGCGATAGAAGAGAAGAAAAAAATGCTAGATAAAATGAAAGACGTAATGTAATTTTATGCCAAGAGGAATACTGACGAAAGTCGATATAATAAACAAAGTTTATCGATTGAAAAACGATTTGAATAACAACTCTGGAAGATTTTATAATTTTTCTCCTGAAAAGAGAGATGGTGCAAATTTGGCGTTGAATGAAGTTTTGGATGCAATCAACGAATTTTACCAATAATGCTTCACGTACTTCAACCACATTCAAACTTGGGTGATCCTACTTGGAGCGTTATTATACTTCTAGTATGTGGATTGTGTTTCACACTATACTGTGTTGCATATATATTAATCATGGCATACGAGGAGATGCAGCATGGCCAAGTCCGCGAACAAGGGCAAGAAAGGTCAATCGAAGCAGAATCAAGGGAACGCGACTGCGAAGAAGGCTAAAAACGGCGGTAAGAAAAAATGACAGAGGAAAAAGATCCTTATGTTTACCGCATTCGTTCAGTTCATAAAGTTGTAGATGGTGATACTATTGACGCTGATATTGATCTTGGTTTTGATATTTCTCTTACTAAAAGAATTCGTTTGGCTGGTATTGATACACCCGAAAGTCGCACAAGAGACCAGGAAGAAAAGAAACTTGGTTTGGAAGCGAAAGAGTGGTTGAAGTCACATCTTAAAGATGCTGAAAACATTATTATTCGCACAGAAAAACCAGATTCGACTGAAAAGTATGGTAGAATTATTGGTTACTTGTATGTAAATGGTGAGGAAACATCTTTAAACTCTCAGATGATCACCGAAGGATATGCTTGGGAGTATGATGGTGGAACTAAACAAAAAGACTTTGACTCTCTATTGCAGAGGAGAATAGATAATTAACAAAAGGTACTGATTATGTCTGATGTATATCTTGGCAATCCTAATTTAAAAAAGGCAAATACTCCGATTGAATTCAGTATTAGCAATATTGAAGAGTTCATCAAATGTAAAGATGATCCTGTTTACTTTGCAAAAAATTATGTAAAGATTGTCTCACTTGATGAGGGATTGACTCAGTTTGAACCTTATCATTTCCAAGAAAAGTTAATCAATAATTTCCACAATAATAGATTCAATATCTGCAAGATGCCCCGACAGACTGGTAAATCTACCACTGTTGTGTCTTATCTTTTACACTATGCAATTTTTAATGATAGTGTTAACATTGGTATTCTTGCTAACAAGGCATCTACTGCAAGAGAATTGCTTGCTAGGTTAGCAACTGCTTACGAAAACTTGCCAAAGTGGATGCAGCAAGGTATCCTTGTATGGAACAAAGGAAACATCGAACTGGAAAATGGCAGTAAGATATTGGCAGCTTCTACATCTGCGAGTGCTGTCCGAGGCATGTCGTTTAATATCCTCTTCCTCGACGAGTTCGCTTTCGTTCCAAACCATATTGCAGACTCGTTCTTTGCATCTGTTTATCCTACTATTACTTCTGGCAAAAGCACAAAAGTCATCATAGTTTCAACGCCACATGGTATGAATCATTTCTACCGTATGTGGCATGATGCGGAGAAAGGATCTAATGAGTATATTCCAACCGATGTTCATTGGACTGAGGTTCCTGGAAGAGATGAGGAGTGGAAGAGACAAACAATAGCAAACACTTCCGAGCAGCAGTTCAAGGTTGAGTTTGAGTGTGAGTTTCTGGGATCTGTCGATACTCTAATCTCACCAAGTAAACTTAGAAATTTAGTTTACGATAATCCAGTAACTAAAAGTGCGGGATTGGATGTTTACATTGATCCAATTCGAAATCATGACTATATTATTACAGTTGACGTTGCAAGAGGCGTTGGAATTGACTATTCTGCCTTCGTTGTGACGGATATTACGTCATTTCCTCATAGGGTTGTTGCAAAGTACAGAAATAATGAAATCAAACCGATGCTCTTTCCAAATGTAATCTGGGAAGTTGCAAGAAGTTATAACAGTGCTTATGTTCTGTGCGAAGTCAACGATGTTGGAGATCAAGTAGCTTCGATTCTACAATATGACTTAGAATACCAGAATCTTTTGATGTGCTCAATGCGTGGTCGGGCTGGTCAAATTGTTGGTCAAGGATTTTCTGGAAAGAAGACTCAACTTGGAGTCAAAATGTCCAAGACCGTGAAAAAAGTTGGTGCTCTTAATTTAAAAACAATGATCGAAGAGGATAAACTCTTTATCAACGACTATGAGATTATTTCCGAACTGACCACTTTTATTCAAAAGAATAATTCATTTGAAGCGGAGGACGGATGCAATGATGACTTAGCAATGTGTCTGGTCATATATGCTTGGTTAGTTGCTCAGGATTATTTTAAAGAACTTACCGATCAAGATGTAAGAAAGAGAATTTACGAAGATCAAAAGAATCAAATTGAACAAGACATGGCTCCATTTGGTTTTATTTCCGATGGTCTCGATTCTGAAAGTTTTATAGATAAAGATGGTGATAGGTGGTATGTGGATGAATATGGTGATCGTGCTTATATGTGGGAGTACATGTGATGGAACTCGACGATCAATTTGAATTTAGTCATCTACTTCTAAATGAAAGAAAATGTAGAGTTTGTGGACAGACTAAGGGATTGATTGATGGGTTCTATCGAACTCATAGAGACCGAGGAACAGTTGCTTCTTCATATTCTTATGAATGTAAAGAATGCACGATAGAAAGAATTATCAATAACAGACAGAAAAGTAAAAAGACTCAAAAAGAAGACCTAATGTGGGAATACCCAGACTGGTAGTGTTCACCCGCAATTTCCCCTGCGAAAAAAACTATTTAATAAATAGTTTTAGTTAATTTTAAGGTCTCGGAGAAAAACGAATGGCTACTCCACAATTGTCTCCTGGTGTAAGAATTAGAGAGGTTGATTTAACGGTAGGGAGAGCTGATAATGTAAACCCAGTAGTAGGCGGTATTGCTGGTCCTTTTGAAAGAGGTCCTATCGAAGTTCCTCAACTGATTGAGAATGAAGCAGATCTTCTCAATACTTTTGGCGAACCATATAGCACCGATTCACATTACGAATATTGGATGACTGCATCATCATATCTTGCATATGGTGGTACTCTTAGAGTTGTTCGTACAGACGATGCTGATCTCAAAAACGCAAATGCTGGCGTAGGTATCGCTTCAACAACTACGCTGAAAATCAAAAACTACGATGACTACACCGAGTCATACTCAACAGCAACAAACTTCTATTATGCTGCTAAGGATCCTGGTTCCTGGGCAAACGATTTGAAAGTATGTCAGATTGATGACCAAGCAGACCAGATCATTGGTATCACTACCACAAGTGTTAGCAATACTGGTGCTAAAATTGGATTAGGTGTTACCGTTCCAGTTAACGCTGTTCTTGCTGGAAGTGGTTCGACTAGCGTTTTCTCTGGTTACGTCAAGGGAATTATCACTGGTGTTACCACTGACACTACAAACGGTAATAGTACAATTGATGTTAAGATTACTGGTCGTGTTTCTGCTGCTGGAACCGAGACTCAAATCACTTATGCAGAAGGAAATACAACAGCATCCATTCCTGTTGGCGCAACCCTAACATTCATGAATGCTGCTGGTGTTGGTACTGATGGTGGAGCTGGAACAGGTGTAGGTGCTTTCACTGCTGCAACATCTGTTGATTGGTATGATCAGCAAACACTTGGTTTAACAAACAGCACAATCTTCTGGAAGACTCTTGCACCAAAACCAGTATCTAATGCATATTCATTAGATAGAAATGGCAAGAATGATGCTCTTCACGTTGTCCTTGTCGATGACAGTGGAAGCATCACTGGAAACCAGGGAACAATTCTTGAAAAGCATCTCTTCCTTTCAAAAGCAAAGGATGCTGTTTCAAGCGTCAATTCTCCACAAAGAATCTACTACAAGAATTACATTGCAGACAATTCTGAGTATCTCTTTGCAGGAACTAGCCCTTCCACCGCAGTTGATACTTTCCATGGAACAATCCCAGCTGCAACTGGATTCTCCACAAACTTTGTTGCAAACACCCTCGCATCTGGTGCATGGGGATCGGGAGCACAAGGAACTACCTTCACTGCTGTTGGTAACGTTACTTACTCACTGCTTGGCGGTAAGAACTATGATGGCGATGTCGATCTCGCATCACAGGGAGCACTGACTGCAACTCTTGGAGCACTTTCAACTGCTTATGATAAGTTCCTAGATGATTCCGAAGTTGATGTTGACTTCCTTATGATGGGTCCTGGTTTAGGAACCAAAGAAGAGTCTCAGGCAAAGGCAAACAAACTGATTGCAATTGCCGAAACAAGACAAGATTGTGTTGCTACAATCTCTCCATATAGAACCGCAGTTGTAAACGTCACAAATTCAGACACTCAAACCGAGAATATTATTGATTTCTATTCTCCAATCACGTCTTCATCGTATGCAGTGTTTGATTCTGGTTATAAGTATGTTTATGACAGATTCAACGACGAATTCCGCTACATTCCAACCAACGGAGACGTTGCTGGTCTGATGGCAAGAACAACCAGAGATTCATTCCCATGGTT